CCCACCCCCAAGTGCCACTTGCCCGCGCTCGCGAGATCTGGTCGAGGATTGCTGCGGCCGGGCAAGTGGCTTGGTTTCGCCCTGTGAATGATACCATCAAGGGCGGTCGGCGTCTTGTGATCACCGTCGCAACCGGCAAAGCTCGTGAGTGGCTGCGGTTCACCGAGGGACCGATGCGAGCCTACGCCGAGGCCTGCGGTGCGGATTTTGTCGCCTTGAAGAATACCACCCAGGGCTGGTGGGGCCTCGAGAAGTTCCGGGTCCATGCATTCGCGAAACAGTACGAGGAAACGCTTTACCTAGACGCTGATGTGCTAGTCACCGAATCGGCCGACGAATCGATTTTCCATACACAAGCGAGCGTTTCGATTCACGACGAGTTTAATTACCTGCCTGCGACATCTTGGGTCGAGGCGTCGGTCAAGTCGGTTTCGAGCTGCATCGACTACCGGCCAGTCTCTAGGCTTTTCATTCAATCCCTGAATTCGGGAGTCGTTCATTGCAAGCAGCACGGTGCGGATGTGTGGAAGCCTCCGACGCTGCCGATCCCCACTGGCCATGTCTCCGAGCAAACCTTGGTCGGGATCAACTTTCATCGAATGCAAGTCGCGAAGCGAATGCTGTCGCCTCAAAAGAACTGTCAGGTCTGGAACCAAGAATTCAACCGGATTTTGCCCGACGCCCATTTCGTCCATGCTTCCGGCGAGCCAAAGAAAACCGAATTGCTCCGATCGCTCGTCGAGCAGCTCCGCTTGGTAGGAAACCCTGCGCTCACACTCACCCCAAAGGATTGACGCCCATGCGTTGCCCACGATTGCTAGGCCTGATGACTCGCGCGAAGATCATGTTCGCATTGTCCCCCAACGTGATCCGCATCATGCTCCCTGACGACAGCGAGATCGAACTGGTGCTGATCGACTGCTTCACGCCGCCCATGTCGCGAAAGATCGAGCATAAACGCATGGGCACTGACGAGAAGCACGACAAGGAGGAACCAAATCCTGCCGGAGTCGCGGCCTACCGTGCAACGGTCGGAATCCTCGAGAAGTGCCCCTTGTGGACTCGAGTGCTCATCCCCACCCCGCAGCATGACCGAGAGTGGTTTCGCAACCTCCGGCCCAAATCCAAGCAACCAGGCCACCTGTGGATCAGCGAGCACCAGACGCTTTCCCAAAGGCTGGTCGAGCTCGGAGTGGCAACCAAAGAGCAACCAAAAGACGGAGCGTCGCTATTTGATGGGACTTCGATTCGCACTAGCCAGGAGGACTCAGGACTATGGTCGTATTCGCCGAACTGAATGCTGAGATGCAACATCTCATGCCCCACAATTCCAGTCCACACGGACGATACCGCAGGCAGGCTAGAGGCACAGCGCCCACATGCCCCTGCTGTGGAGCCAAGTACAAAGCCGCCTCCACTCGAGAGCGGATCACTTGGTACTACCGTCAATGCAACTGTGCCCCCAAGCATGGTATTCCACGCCAAAGGCCGAGCCGATACTGATGGCAAAGAAGCGACCGCCAGCCGCAGCAGCTCCCGAGGATCCCGAGGACGACGACAACGAGTCTGGCTCGGAGCGTCCCAAGGACTCTTACGCCAAGCACCGCAAACGCCAGGCCTCCAAAGCCAAAGAGGAATCGACCGAGGCCAGAGACATCGGGCCGATTCCGGCGATCGTCAATCCTAAGCGACGAGAGTCCTGTCGGCTCAATCTCAAGAAGTACCTTCTGACGTACTTCAAAGAGTCCTTCCCGCTGCCGTTCAGTGAGGACCATGAGCGGATCCTCAAGGAAATCGAAGAGCGAGCGATCAACGGAAGCTTGAAGTGCATCGCCATGCCGCGAGGGAGTGGCAAGACAACTGTCCTGTTGCGAGCCCTGCTCTGGGTGCTGTCCTATGGACATCAGCGATTCGGAGTCCTAGTCGAAGCCGACGAAGGTGCTGCCGAGGAATCGCTCGATGTGATCAAAATGGAGTGGGAAACCAATCCACTGCTCCTGGAGGATTTTCCTGAGATCGCTTTTCCGATCCGATGCCTCGAGGGAATCACCCAGCGAGGCAACGCGCAGACGACCCAGGGCAAGCGAACGCTGATTGGATGGCGTCGGAAAGAGCTCGTGTTTCCGACGATAGAGGGATCGCAGGCGGCTGGGGCAATTATTCGCTGCACCGGAATCCTTGGGCGAGTCCGAGGCATGCAGAAGGTACTCGCCGACGGCAAGACAATTCGACCTAGTTTCGTGCTCGTCAACGACCCACAGACCGACACTTCGGCACTGTCCGACGCGGAATGTGCCAAGCGGGAAAAGGTGATCGGGGGCGCAATCCTAGGCCTTGGTGGGCCTGGGAAACGAATCGCAGGCTTTGCGGCCGTCACCGTGATCCGAGAGGGCGACGTAGCTGACCGGATGCTAAACCACAAGCTCATGCCCAAATGGCACGGCGATCGATGCCGGCTGGTCTATGAGTGGCCGACAAACCGGGAATTGTGGACAAAGTACTTCGACATCCGCGCCGAAGAGATCGCCGAAGGAAACGACGAGCATCCCAAGGGCAACAAGTTTTACAAGGCCAACCGCGAAGCGATGGACGCAGGGTCCCGGGTGGGCTGGGCACATCGCAAGTTTCCTCACGAGATCTCGGCGATCCAGCACGCCGAGAATCTCCGTTTCGATAATCCGGACACGTTTGACGCCGAGTATCAAAACGAGCCCAAGAAATCGATTGTTGCCGTCGATGGCATCCGCTGCCTGACCTCCGACGAGTTCTGCTTGCGGATACTCCCGACGCACCGCCGAGGGGAGATTCCCGACTGGGTCGAGCACATTACCTTGGGGGTCGACGTTCAAGGATCCTCGCTCTGGTGGGTCGTTGCCGGTGTCGGTGCCGACTTCTCCGGGGTAGTTGTCGATTATGGGATCTGGCCCGAGCCTGGGATCGACTATGTCACGCTCGCCGACATCGATCGGACCATCATACGAGCCACCGGAATCCGATCCTCTACCGAGTCGCTATTGGTCGCGCTAGGCAAGCTCCGAGACGAGCGACAAGCGGTGATTTATAGTCGCGACGACGGGACGCAGTTCCGGCCTGAGATCATGGTCGTGGATGCGGGGTACCAGACGGAAGTCGTCTATCGATTCTCCCAGATACATCAGCACGTGGTTCCAAGCCATGGCAAGGGAGTCACTGCACGCCAGAGGCCCTGGAACCAGGAGAAGAAGAAAGCCGGGGAGCGGATGGGGTTTGGTTGGCGCATGCCACCGACCCGAGGCACCCGGGCCCCGCGGTACTGCCTCGTCGACACGAACACTTGGAAGACGGCCATGATGGAACGCTGGACCACCGATGCAGGGGAGCCTGGTGCTTGGTGGCTCTACCGAGCCGCCCCGCTGCGTCACCGGATGATCGCTGACAACCTTTCTGCAGAATACCCCACGAAGACTCAGGGGCAAGGCAGAGAGCTGTTTGAGTGGGGATGCAGGCCAGGACGGGACAATCACTTCCTTGACGCGACGATCCTAGCCGCGGTGGGTGCCTCGATCCTGGGGGTGAAAGTTCCCGGTGAGTCGGATCGAGTGGTACGCCGCCGCAAGATTTCCATGTCCGACCGATCCGGACAGGATCGACCCGAGCAGGATCAATCCCGAGAGCCGTCACCGGTCGAGCAGCGAGTCGAAGCCGTCGAGAAGATCGCCAAGCGGCCGAACGATGGCAAGCTTACCCTAGCCGAGCTGCGGGCCCTCAGGCGGAAGAGTGGGTGATGGATCTTGTTCCGGTACAGATTCGGTTGGCTCGTCCATCGAGCGACTGATCTCGTGTAGAAGATCCTTGTAGAATTTGCGACGAGCTCGGTAGTAGGCGTCACGAATTTCGACGCTTTCGGGCGACTGGTCGGTCATTTCCCATTCCGCGTACTTACTAACCAATGCCATGCCGTTTCCTGGCACAAGCTCAATCACCGCATTGCCTGTTTCTGGGTCCCACGTTCGCAGGGCAAAAGAAAAGATTCGATTAGTCTCGCGCATCAACTCGAAGAATTCTTTTTGTGACAGGACAGTGGAGAACTCCAGTCGCTTACTGCCGACGTCCCCGATCATCATCATCATTTTTGGTTCAAACATTTCCATGGTTTTTCTCTGTTTGTTTCGGTGTTTTAGATGGATAGTGCTTTGCGAGGAACTCTTGGAACTCTGGCGATTTGACCAAGTCTTCCATGGCTTGTGCTGCCCTCTTCATCGCACCGGCCCAAAGGGCAAAGGCTTCGGAAATCTGCTTCGGATCAATCGTCTTTGGCTTACGCCTACCCACGGTTTGCTCCTATTGCCTTGTCGATAAGGTTGTCCAGGTGTTCTTCACTTGGGCAACTCTTTCCGGGCTTTACTGCGTCCTTAGGGTTTTGCACCACGCACAACGTCGAATCGCTATGGTGCTGTGCTCGCAACCATCGGTATCGCTCCGCGTCAATTTGGTCAGCGTGACATGCGTACCAATCGGCCACAGTCTTGCAGTCCCAGATGTACGCATCCTGATAGCTTACGTGAGGGCCATAGACCTCCGTTATTGTACGTCCGCTTTTGTACAGCCGGATTCGAGCTTTCGCGCGTTCTACGTCTTCCAGTGTCATTGCTTTCCCCCCGTTTGCTGCTTGTAGTCTACGGATACCCCAGGACCACAACTAGGACCACGGACGGGAAATCCTTTGGTTTTTCTGGCTTGTGCGAGTCTTGCTAAGACTCGCTAACGTTGGGTTTGCTAGTTCGAATCAGACCACCCGCAATCCCCGCACTCCCATTTGGTGCCGATTGCCGCGCCTCCCAATTCAGGGGGATCGTCGAACCAAGTGGCCTCCCATACCAACTTGCCGCAGTCCGGGCACACCTTGTCGCATGGATCCCAGTCACTGTCTTCCCAGTATGGATTTGCCTCGTCCTCCGGTCGATCTGATTGCTGTGGTTCGGTCACTTGCTAAGACGCGCTATCGTTAGGTTTGGTGATGATTGGTACCGCCTGCAATTTGAGCAAGCCTACCTGCATCTCTAACACCGCTTTGGGGATGTATCGATCTTTCAAGTCAAGCTTGTAATTGAAAACCGAGTATGCATTTCGGAACACGAATCTGACCACCAGGTCATCATTGCAGGACCAATTAGCATACAGGCCCTCGCAGTGCGAAGCCTTGAAAGCCTCCCACCACTGTACAAACTCGCCAAGACAGGCAAAGGCTTGGGTGTCTTTGTCATCGGTTGTCATCGCAGTAGCTCCAATCGTCCTTTGCCGAGGATCTCTTTCACGGTGGCCTCTTTCCCGCTTCGGTGGTCTTTGACGAGCCCGCGCGAGAAGTTGTAGGTGCGAACCACGGTGTGGTCGTGAATCGCTACGTCGCGACGATCCTTGCGGACCTTGGCCTGTGCGTCGGCTTTGGCCTGGGCGATCCGCTTGTCCAGTTCGGCCAGGGCCATGCGGTACGACGCTTCACGTGTCCGGCAGTCGGCGTAGGCCGAGATTCCAGACGCATGATCGGTGATCCGACAAGCCGACTCGATCTTGTTGCGGTTCTGGCCACCTGGGCCAGTTCCCCGCATGTACTCGATCGTCCGTCCGTTTCTGGTTGATTTGGTCATCGGTCAAACTCTATCTTCACTTCTAGGATTCCGCAGGCTAGCAGCACTCCGAAGATCAGTATAGCGATCAGGGGAATCAGGAGCATCGGCCAGCATCCGTTGTTGGTCCGGGCCCGAGCTGCTTCGCGGGGGATCGCTCCGCCGCCGAGCAGCAGTCCGAGTAGTTTGAACATAGCTTGCCTCAGTTCGTGCTAGGTTTGATCCATCTGGTAATGATGCCGCACAAGCTCTGGTTGTTCTGGGCCACAACGGCCCGGAGCTGGTCGAGCTCGGCGTCCTTGGCTTTCCTGGCCTTGCAATGCTCCGCGTTGATCTTCCACAATTCGTCGAAGTTCCTCACCAGATTCTTGTTGATGTCACGGAGCTGGTCGAGTTTGGTTTGTAAGGCTTTCTTGTCCCTGACGTGCTGCGCGAGGAATCGCGTCAGTTCGTCGTTGCTTTTCTGCATGTGATTTTTAGTGTCACGCAGAAGCTCGACTTCGTCGCGAAGCTTTCGGGCTGCGTCGAAGATGGCCAGCAGGAGACCGGGATGCGTCTCCCATTTGCCGATGAGAGCCATTGCCTCATCGACACTCAATGGGTTGTCGTGGTCGGTGCTCATAGCGAGGGCCCTCGAAAGTCGTCGTCGCCGAGCGCAATGATGACGCAGAAAAACACTACGACGCAAACAGCAATGATTAGGTCCATCAGTTGCACCGGCTCCCGCAGCTTGCGTACCCGGCGATGTCCACCCAGTTGTCCCGTTTGCGTTGGTGCGTCTCGCGGGAGGTCTTCAGCAAGATCATCGCCAGTGCGACGTCTCGGGACTCGAATGTCACCCCGTCTTTGAGCTTGGAAAGGAACAATGCCGACCACATGCCAGCGGTCCGGCGGAAGTCCTGATCAGGAGGCCCGTATTGCGATTGACGACTGCCACGCGTGATCCGGGATGCTTCGGCCAGGATGTCCTCGTCGTCCTCGTCGTCGTCGTCTTGCTCGGCGGCGGTAGGGTATGGGACTTCGACCTCTAGGTGATAGTCGCGAAGCTGCATGGCCAGGCCTGCGAGCCCCATCCACTGGCCAAGATAGGTGATTCGATCTTGGTCGTCGATTCGCACATCTCGCACCCGCTTGTTGAGCCAAATGGCCAGGGTCAGCTCGGCCACAGCTCCATTGCTGTTCTCCCAGCCTGGAAGCAGGACAATCTCGTCGCACCGCAGGACGGCCTCGAGGCACCGACGCACGGTCTTGGCGAAGTCCATGCTTTTGGGAAAGGTGCAAGCGTCACGATTCGCATGCGATGGATTTGCGTACGGATCGAAACCATCGTGCTTGCGATCCTCGTCCGCTGGGCTGATGACTTCGTTGCCGGCGTCGCGCAGCTCTTTGGCGACGCGATCGAAAAGCGGGTAGTTGAACCAAGCGATCCCTCGCATCGGCCCAGCGATGTACAGGACTCGCTTGCGTTGGATTGGCTCGGTAATCGGCTCCGCGTCTGTATCGTACGCATTCGGTACCGTGTATCCGATCGTGATCTTTTCGTTCTGCATGTTCGCGAAATCTGTTTCGGGAACATCTAGCTTTTGCTGTGTTTCCGTTGGTCCGTCCATGACCATTTTGCTGGCGTCAGCAGAATGGTTGTCGAGCAAACTGTTCGGAGTTTCCGAAGGGTTCGAACTGTCCGAGATTTCCGGATCGTTGGATGCAAAGACATCGCTTAGCTTCTTTGGCCAGTCCGAAAGCGTTCGCCCAACGTTGCGATGAGAAATCGTAACGATTGCATTTCCAGCGAGCGCAGCAATGTCGCATGAGTAAATCGTCGAATCCCATGCTTTCAGCACGCCATCAACATACAAGGCCTCGTCTCCGCTGTCGTCAGTCACGGCAACAATTTGCTTGACTCTCTCGTAAGTGTCAGCGATTTCCTCAGTTGTTAAGGATTCCTTGATAACTGGTTCGGGCTCGACGGCAACTGTCAAGGATTCCTTAACAGTTGGTTCAAGCTCAAAGGCAACGGTTTTGACGATCGGCTTTTCGACCTCCGAGACCATCTGGACACCCATCTGTGAAAGGTCCGGTGGACGGTCGATCGAACCGATCTCCACTAGCGATCCATCCACCGTGTATTGCCTCCCTCCGATCAAAGTATCTACTTGAGCCTGTAAAAGCTTGCCAACAACATGCGGGTCAAAGTGCTTTGCTGCATGAATCACCCGCCATTTAAAATCCTTCACTCTCTCATCCTCCTAAGAAAAACCACCCGAAATTCCTTACGCTGCTCCCCTGCGGATCAGCGGGGACAGGTATGACACGCCGTCGATAATTGGGATTTGAAGATTCAAATGCCCGAGTCCCTTCTGCACCAACTGGATTCCGTAACCGTTGACCCAGTCGGTCAAGTTTTGATGCATGTAGAAGGGCTGGAGCTGGCACAGGCAACCGGGGTTCCATGCTCCGATCGGGCCCGAGGCGACGGTTCGTTTGGTCGCCATGTCCATCCGGTGGGTATGGCCGAACCAGATGTTCGAGTTGTACTTGGCCAAGTGCGCGGCCGCTGCGGCCTTGGATGTGAATTGTCCGTGGGTGAAGTAGCAATTATCCCGCAGGATCGTACCGGGGACATGGCACCCGTCGTACCACTGACCCTGCTTGTAGATGGGGATCTTTCGCTTGTCGAGCTGCAACACCGTCTCGGTCGAGAACAACGTGTTGAGCATCTTGACGTCGCCTCGGGATCCTTTGCCCGTTCGCAGTGCGTCGGTGACGATCCACTTCTCGATGCGTCGCTCGTGGTTTCCCTCGAGGTACTCGATCGTCGCTTGTGGTGCTGCCGACTGCAGCGCATCCAGGAACTGGTTCGTTGCCGCGCAGTCGTCCTCGAAAGTGTAGTCGGTCTCGGCCACGTAGCCTCAGGTGTGGTGCTCGGCCAGGAAGCCACCGCAGTCGAGATGATCACCCAGGAGGATGATCGAACTGGGCTTGAGCATCGCGATGTCCGCAAGCATCGCCGACGCTGCCGACTGATCAACGAAGCATCCATGGGAATCGGGGACGATCACTCGCAGTGTGACACCGCCCTTGGAGCTTTTGGCTTTGCGCGTCAGGTTCAATTTCACCGACGAGCTTCGCAATCGATCGAGGGTCTGCTCGAGCAGCTCTCGTGCCGACCGCTCTCGCTTGAGTGCAACCTCGAGCTGCTTGAGCTGTGCTCTGGCGGTCAGTAGCTCTTGGGACTCGGTCGCCTCGTTGCGGGTCCAAGCTTTGATCTGTTTTTTGAGGCTCATGAAGCGACCTCGTTCAGCCAGGTGTCGAAACCGAATCGACCCACCTTGCAGACTCTCGCATTCACAAATCGGAGAAGGTCCGCTTTGCCCGGGAACAGGTCTCGCGACTCGCCGCCCTTGTGCCAGTCGATGCAAAGCGTCTTGAGCTCTCCGGCCTTTTTAGGCTCGTTGGCTTCCAGGACCTGAAACCAAGTCTGCATGCCCTTCTTTCGTTGGTACTGCGTCGCCGACTGGCGAGCTTCCTGCAGGAGGCTGTTCGGTTTCGGGCTGGTCTTTTTGCTGGCTGGCATCATGCCTCCATGGGTTGAAAAGTTATGCGACCTCGGCGGCCATCTGCGGAGCGACGTTCGCACCGGGTTTGGCTGGTGGGGGTGGTGGCGGTGGGACTTGCAGCTTGAGCTCGTCCCAGCTCTCGCCCCTGGCTTGGCACATGCGAACCATCACCATGCCGAGGTAACCTTTGGGTTTGTCGACCTGGTGCTCTCGGCAACGTGCCAATGCGTCCAGCAGGCCTGCTTTGTCGAAGTCGGTGCCGACCCAGGCGATCCGCCAGATCTCGTCGCGACTCAGGCCCAGCCGGATCCCGCGAGCTTGCATTTCGCTCATGCTCGCTGCGGTTTCCCGAACCGATTCCCGAAATTCCAAACCCGCCGACGTCCAATCGATCGAACGACGGGTCTTGTCTGGTCCGGTTAGGTTGGGTCCTGTCCTGTCCTGTTCGGTACGGTCCGGTCGTGTGCTCGGGGGATTCCCCTGAGGCGTCGGGGGGTTGTCGGGGGATTCCCCCGAAGTGCTAGAATCCCTGAGTTTTTCCGCTTGGTCCGCAATCTCCTGAGCGATCTCACCCGCTGGGACAGCCTCAAGCCATCCGATGTCCTCACGTGAGGCCCAAGCGAACAAGTCCCGGAAAACGGACTCGGCAAAACCAGTGATCCTGGCAACGTGGGAGATCCTCAGGGGAATCCCCCGACTGTTCCCCAGCGTCCCCCTGACATGGCAGGAGGCCGCATAGGCACAAAGGGCGCACCACGCGCCATAGATCGCTGGAGCTCGTTCGGCGTCGAAGTCCTCCAGCATGGCTTGGTAGCCGGTCGACGAAAAGCCGACTGGCATGGCGATCCAAGTGAGCTGCTTCAACTTGCGAGATTCCGCTCGCTCGAATGTCTCGGTCCACTTGGCGATTCGGTAGACGGTCCCAGTCCCGGAGCTATCCATTCGTCAGGATCCTCCAGGCCTCGAAGCTTGCGAGCACGATCACGAACAACACGGCCACGACTGACGCGCAGGCCAGGAAGGCCGCTTCGGGGGTGAGCTGTGGAAGCGATTCCCCGGCGAGGTCGTCTTGCCAGTCGTGTTTGTCGTTGTCGAAGCTGTCGTCGTCGTGATCCATGCCGGAAAGTTCTAGTTCGTTGTACATCGTTTCTGCCCTTTCGATGGTTACAATCGGACGGTTAAAAGCTTTCTGGGACATCATGCGAACCAAGATCCGCACGCAGCCTCCCAGAGAAATCCTTCCACCGGTCCGCAAAGTCGCGGGAAGGCACGTTAAGCTCCCGCGTTGCTTGACTCAGGCCAGGGGTGTCGACCCAATCGGTGATTTCGGCCCGGAGCTCACGTTGAGCCGCCGGGAGGAAATTCGCGTAGGTCTTCAATGCCGCGACCGCTGCTGGATCGCGGATGGTTCCGTCGCTGTTGAACGGTCGGAGGACAAAGCACCCCGAGTCGAGCGGCTGCTCGTCGGGAGTGCGTACGTGGTATTTGGTGTAGAGCTGGTTCATGTCTAAATCCCTGCCTTTGCTGCGCATGGCTTGCACAAAGCTAGGCCGTCTGGAATGCAAACGGTCGAAGATCCGCAAGTCATGCAAGGTGAAATGTCGTAGCCGCTGCGCTCGATTGCCGCGACGAGCGAGAGGGCAACCTCCAGAGCTGCAACAGTCCGGTCCCCTACTCTCTTTCGAACTAGATTTAGTTCGTCTCGATCTGGAACAGCCTGAGAAAATCCACCGCTTCCGAGCGGAAGATCATCCGGAAGCAAAACCCCGTAGATCGGCCCTTTGTTTTGGTCTTGGCTCACTGGTTGGCCTCCATCTGCACTGCCTTGCTAGGATCCGTGGATTGCTTGATCTCCGACAACAACTCAGCACAGTGGTAATGCAGAAGGATGTTGATGATCGACAGCGCGAACAAACCAGTTGCCATAAAACAAAGGTCGCTGACGTCGGACTTGATTTTTACGAGATCTCGCCCGATGTCTTGAATGCCACGACTCACATCAGTCTCGAAACGGGTCGGAGTCTTTGGCTCCACCCGAGTGATTGGTGGTAATCTCAAGATGCCACCGTGTCACCTTTCTTGCTGGCTCGCTTGGGCTTGGTGGCCTTGGCCGAGAGAGCTGCGGAATAGGTCCCGACTCGTCCACGGTCTGCGACGCGCCTGGACGCTGCGTCGCACGCGGCTTTCACATCTTTTACTTGGCCCTCGAAGTCGTCCTTTTTGCTGGGAAAAAGGTCTCCGTCGATTACATACAACTTGCTGGTGTCGCCACCCTTCTCCGCCTGGAGCTTTTCACGCTCGGCGATCTGCTTCTTGGTCACCGTCAGGTTGACATGCTTGACTCTCGAACCGATCGCTCGTACTGGATCGAGCTTGCTATGGAACGCAGCCAAGCCGGTGGGGTCTGGATCGATTTCGAAGCCAGGGAGAAAGTTCTGGACGAATTGAGCGGCCACGATCTCCCGAGCTTGGGAAACCTCGTAAGACTCCTCTCCGTAGAGCTCGGCCGTACGAGCGAACCAGCCGAATTCGAAGTCGTGGGGCCGGATCCGGAGCTTGGGCCGACCTTCGTCGTCGAGTTGGATCTGCCCCGTCTTTTTGTTCTTCGCGAGCATCAGGTGCCGCAGCTCGTGATCGATCACCGCTTGCAGTCGTTTGCTCGTCCATGCGTCCATCCGTTCGCCGTCGAGGGTCATCAGAGCATCGCCGAGACCCAGGGTCCGCTCGGCTAGCTTGGTGATCCGGATGCATCCAGCGGCCTCGGAGCCTCGCACCTTGATCGCTGGCCCCTCTTCGCTCCTGGCGATCAGTGCGGTGATTGTCACGCCTGCTGCATGCAGATCCCCATGGTTTTCTTTCATGACCTTCTGAATCGTCAGGTTCACTTCTTCATTCGCAATGCTGTACCAACTCATGCCCATTCTCCCTTGTCATTTACCGAAATCGTTTTCTTGAGACGATGCACAGTGCCTCCGTCTCTTCTCTCGTCTGTCGTCTCGATGATTCCCCAGGCCCGAAGGTCCGAGAAAGGTTGTGTCCAACAGTTGATTCCCCGGCCACTGATCGCAGCCATCTCACGCATCGTGAGTCCGCGAGCAGCTCGGGAGATCGCCGTGAAGACTTGCATTCGCTTGCCGACGATCAGCCTCGATTCCTTCCGTGCCGAGTCCGACCGTGCCGCAGCCAATCGGACGATGTCCCGATTCGCGTCGGCAGCGTCGCCAGACAGGGGGAGGAATTGTTGCTGAAACGCTGTCACGGTGATCACTCCATCCACGCTGGCTGTTCAGGAAGTGCCGACGCAGCCGACTGGACTGTCGGCATCACATCGACTTCGGCAGCCGTGGCCACCGTAGGCCAAGCGACCTCGGGAGCATCGTCAGAGACTTGCCGACCCTCTGCGTCGACCTCGTCGATCTCGATGCCGGGATTCTGTTCGATGAACTCCCCGAGATGATTCCAAGGTGCATCGCCGAATCGGATGTACCATTGATCCATGTCGACGTCGTAGAACGTCTTGACTGGTTTCTTTTTCGTGCCCAAGCCGACCGCATAAAGCTTTCCGGCTTGGAGCGTAAACCCTGCTAACTTTGGCATCATGAACCCTTTCAGATGACAACCAGAACAAACACACAACAAACAAAACGATCGCTGGGGAACCGCCCCCCGAGGGCCTTTCGTAATGCGGGGACATCACGCAGCCCGCGACCGTGCAGCGCGGGAAAGGGCTACCGCGCTATCGACGAGGCACGATGCGTCCGACGAGCGGACGATACTGCCTAACTGGGGTTTTCACTGTGCGAGAGATCGCACGTGAGCACTGGCCTGACACGCACTGTGTCGCCGATTTGGTCGTCTCGGCTGCTGCGATCGCCGCATAGCCACCGCCGAGCAATACCAAACACATCGCATACAACACCAACCACAGACTTTGGGACCTCATTGTCGCCTCCGCTGGAAAAGACTATCAACCAAACCGCCTCGTACGTCGCTCGTACGACTGGCAAAGCCCTGAGCAGGATTCGAACCCGCGCTTCCTGGATTACTCCAGGTGTTCCTCCGCAATAACTTTCAGGGCTAAAAGGACCGGACAGGGTTTGCCTGCATTTCGACGCACCAAAGGCGCGAGACTTACTTAGTCGACCGGTCCTCGCCACACTTTGCGTTTCGCAGTGGCCTCGCGGTTTCGATTAACGTGACTTCCACTCACGAGACCCCGAGGGGTCAAAGGACCGTGCGGGGTTCACACCCGCTACTCAAACGTGAAAAGGGTAATACTTGGTGGTATACGGTCCTCGCAACTTAGGCAGTTGCCGCCTCAACGTTCGAGCTTGCGAGAAGCAGGCACAAGGCCATTGCGACTCGCTACGCTCGTTCGTGTGTGTTACTCAGTACTTGTTTCTGTTGTTCGGCGAGCATGTCGAGGCAAGCTCGCACGGCTGCGTCTCGCGACTCGAGCAGCAACTGGGCTGCTTGAACTCGCTCGAATGTGACCGGACCAAGTAGGCCCTGGCGGTTTCGAAACTCTTCGGAAATCGTTGCATCAAGATTGAAAAAGTGATGCCCGATAAGACGACATGCCTCGACGTTTGAAAATTCGCAAATCCAAAATTTGATCGCGTTCAACTGGTGGTCATGGGTCGTGTTAATCGGACAGAACCCGAGCGAGATCCTCATGGCCCAAGTGTACGATTCGAGGAGCTTACGGAGTGCCACTTGTCGCTCGTGCGTTGGTGGAAGGAAATCCCACAAGTACTCAGCGACCTCTTTGTACTTGGCCGCGATTTGCTTCCGATCCTCGGGAGCGTTGTTCGGATCCATCCAGCCGATCATCTTGTCGGCTAGGACTTCCCAGCAGTCAGGTGTCTCAGACATCGCTTGTGTACCTCACAGTCCGATCAACCCTAGGTGCTGCGACAGCGATTGTCTCTTGTTCCTTGGGGACGCCTCGCTCGAAGGTCACCAGGGTCAAATGTGTGATGCCAGTCGGCAAGCGATCCATAACGCCAGTGCTAGCCGACCAACCCATCCACCCAGCAAGTGCATGCGCCGTCTCGGTCGTCGCCTCTCTGGACTTGGCGAGCTTTGTCGCCCAGGTCAACGCTTCGGCCATCGCATCGCTGCCGACGAAAGCTCTCAACGGCATGTCGTCTGCCGACGATCTGGCGATCACGACGACGACCGTGTGCTCTTCCGGCTTTCGTTTGCTGGGCAGTGGTTGGATCTTCTTTGGTTTTAGGGCGATTCCCATCAGGCCACCATGTCCACGACTGAGGCCTCGATGTCTACTTGGACGGTGAACGCAACGTCGGCCGTCAGCTCGACGAGCGTGACCGAGTCTCGGCCTCGCATGTTTCGCATCACGGCCCAGAAGTACCGCAGATGGTTCAGGAGCGTCCCGTCGGTATTGCCGACATGGTGAGCGAACTGATTCCAGGCCGACGCCAACTCTGGCACCGAGCCTCGGACGACCAGCAGAGTCGAGCCGACTCGCAGGACCGCCTCTCGATCGCCGACGCGAGCTGCGACTTGATACAGTCGATCCACATGATTCAAAAATCGTTGTTGCTTTCCCGTCATTCTCACTTGCCCTTTGTAATGAGTTTGAAAAAAGGCCCCGGTATCAATCCGTGATACCGGGGCCACACACCCCGCCCGAAGCGGTTCAAGCTAGTCTCACAAAAACCGACCTGTTCTTGATTCTCAAAACCTCCCGATCGCCAAGCAAAGCACCAGCCGAGATCAAGCGAGATTCGGCTGCCGCTTTCTGCTCTGGATTCATTCCTCGAACAGAGGCCATCCATGCGCGGTAGCAATTCTCACAAAGCCCTCGACGAGTCGCCTGCTTGTCGCACTCCGAACCATCGCGATTGGTACCGAGGCACTTGTCACATCGGACACGCTCCTCGACTCGTGATTGCTTTCGTCGAGTCCGTCCAGCACGCAAAACCATAATCAGCTGTTCTCTTGAGTTGCTCATAACCAAAATCCTCTGGGCGAGACGCGGTTGGCGTCATGCCACTGAAACAAGCGTTTCATACGCTCGCTTTCACACGTCTGGATTTTTACGTTGTAAGTTTATAAACGTCAACAGGAATCTCCCAACTTACTCCCAACATTCTCCCAACGTGCTCCCGTTCGTGTAGATGTTTCCCAATGTTTTCATTGGGCTATTGATCTTTGAAAAAAATCGAGAAAGATTACGGCATGAACCACGAGAAGAACCAAATACCGATCGAACGAATCCGAAAGTTCGTTGAACTGCTAGAGCTTGCGGCCACGGAGATGCGAACAGCACTCAAGAACCTGGAGGACGCAAAAATCCAGGAGTTTCCGCACGGCGCATGGAAAACGCTTCACACTGGCATGGAGCATGTCTTCGAGCAGGGCCGGAAGTTCGTCGGCCCTGTCAGTCCAATGGTGATGAGAAACGCCGACGAAATGCTGCTCCCCGAGCAGCTTGAAGAAAAGCGGACACTCGAAGCGAAGTATCGCGAAAAGAGGTCCAGCAAAACTAAGTCGGCGATTGCAAAACAACTTGCTGAGGCAGCAAGGGTGGCGAAGGAATCTCCGAGTCGCAAATCAAAACGGACGTCTGACTGACCCCCTCTTTTCCCCACTGACTGGCAATCCAACTGGCTTTTTTTCGTCCGACTCGCGAGAAGCGAAGCAGCACCCTGGAATCTAAGTTATCGACAATAAAAACGTTGACTTTCGGCATGATTTCACCACGAGAAACAACAAGACTTTGAAATAACGCAGCTAGTATCCGATGGGTTTTGACACGTTTGGTCAAAGCCGTCCTAGATTTCCTAAACCGTCCAGTTTTCCCAGCCGGGAAAACGCAAAGAAAAGGGTAAAGCAATGTCTGCATGGCACGTCCGAGCAGGTGGTAAGACAATTGGTCCCATCAGTTCCACGCAGTTGAAACAAGCGGTTGAAGCTGGCAAAGTCCCGGCGAACGCTCAAGTTCGTAAAGATGGGGTCGATGACTGGCAACCGATCACAAAGATCAAGGGACTCAATTGGCCCGAGGTGGCTTTGGAGCCTCGATCGCTGGCCCCGTTGCCGAACGAGGTTATCGCACCCCAGCCGGCACCGATCCCGGCTTATCAGCAACCGATGTTTCAACCCGCCGCAGCTCCGGTACCACAGAGCATCGTGAATGTTCACGTGGCCGCACCGACAATGAGGCGATGGAGCCGGGGTACTGCTATCCTGCTGAGTCTGATCGTCCCTGGTTTGGGGCAAGCGTACAAAGGGCAGATCATCAATGGGCTGGTTTGGTTTGTGGTGACGATCGCTGGATACATCATGTTGATCGTTCCTGGCGTGATACTTCACATTCTGTGTCTTGTTGGTGCATCTTGGGGGGATGAAACCCGGTGATGCCTTGACTGTGCCGACCGAGTCCGTAGACTGTCTGGACACCCCGCTCGGGGCGGTTTTCAGGATGAAGACCACCCGGAGCCATCATGTCGGCCAATTCTACAGACACCACGCAGATCCTCGGATTGCTTCAGCAGTCGATCGAGGCTGCGATGCGGAAATCTACAATACCTCGCGAAGCTTTCTCTAGGGAGGAAGTCGCGGAAATCCTCGGTGTCTCTGTCCGTACGATCGATGGCCTGATCGATTCCCAGCAGTTGCGAGCCGTTCGAATCGGTAGGCATCTGAGAATCGACCGCAAGGAAATCGATCGGTTTTTAGGCCGGTAGTGAATGAGCTCGATCTACAAACACAAGCACCGAGGGTGGTACTGTTGCGTTACCTTGCCGTCTGGCCGACGATGCCAGATCTACTTGGGCAAGGTGACTAAGGCCGGTGCTGAAACCGTCCGACGA